CAATGTCAACTATGTCTAAGTTGGTTGTACCGTCTACATCTACATCACCTGATATATCTAAAGACGAACCTGTTAGCACACCAGTTACACCTAGTGTACCTGCTACAGTAGCGTTCTCATCTACATCAAGAGTATCTATGTGAGCAGTACCATTAATAAATAGGTCACGCCATTCTTGATCAGATGAACCTAAGTCAAACGAACCACCAACACCATTAGGAATAATACTAGAGTTTACATCTGCACCAAAGACAACGTTATCACTTGCTGCGTCACCTAGCGTAAGTGTACCACCATTAAATGTAGTAGTACCTGTTACTGTAGCATTACCTGCAACTGTAAGATTACCACCTACATCAAGGTTGCCAGATATGTCTGCAGCACCATTTATGTCAATAGTAGTAGCTGCAATCTGTATTTCTGTATCAGCTACGAGATCAAGTTGACCATCAGCAGATGAGTTAATGTATATAGCAGTATCACGAAACTGTATCTTCTCAGTAGTGGCTATAAGTATGTCATCAGAAAACTCAAAGTAGTCTTCATCTTCCATCCATTTTAATGTACCGTCATTAGTACCACCATCAAATACAAGAGATATATCTCCTGCAGCTGTACCTATGGTAATGGTATCTGCTAGTAGCTTACTGATTGGTCCACCTTCTGCGGCAGTACCATCGTGTGTGTGTCCAGTACTAGAAGCAAATGCAGCTAGAAGTTGATCGTACTCATTGTTAAACAGATCGGCGGTAATAGTATCGCCATCAGTAAATGAGGATTGTCTTGTGTATGTAGCACCCATTTAACGTCTTGCTCCTAATTGATATTCTAGCTGAAAACCTTTAAGTGAATATGGTGCAGTTTCTCCACCATCATTTATTTTTAATGCCACAGAAAAACCTGAACCTTCTACTGGCTGCCTTACTAATGGTTGAGAAGGACCACCAAAAACAAATCTAATTGATCCATCTGCTGCACTAAACGTAGCTGTACCAAATTGAGAAGCAACGTCCGTAGAGTCTAAAGGATATGGATCAGGTCTAGTTGAGTTGGAGTCTTCGTTATCATATCTAATTAATAAATCTGCATCAATAGCTGACTCAGGTTTGTAGTTAATAATAACCCTTTGCATATGTTTTCTAATACCTGAGTCACCAAAACTCATGTCAGGGCTTCTGTATCTTCCAAGTATAGGACTGCCATCAAAACTATTGCCTACTTCTTGCCTGTGTATGTAACCTCTAAAGTCTCCATGTAAAACAATAACATTACCTTCTTCAACAAAACTATCAGTAGCAGAAGGTTTTATTCCACGTAACTCTGAGAACTCATATTTATCAGCCCTCATAACACAAGTAACACCTCTTGTAATATTATCGGCTTTACCTGCTTTAGTAAAAAATAATCTATATTGTGTCTTATCCTGGAGAACAACACTTTCAAAAAGATCAGAGTCTCTAATATTTAAATCAAAAATAGACTGTACATTTCTACTTATTGTACCAAGTTCTGTATCACCAATTCTTGCAGTCGCAGCAACAGTACGTAAACCATCAGGTCCAAGGAATACTAAGTCTCCACCAAATTCCTGAATAGTATCCCCATTAATACAACCAATGTTTCTTGTAACTGGTTGAACTGCGAAGTCACTTAGTGTAGAACCTGTAAGTTTAAATATTCTGTTTGTACAAAAAATAAATAAACTGTCACGGAAAACTTTTAACCCTACAATATCATCATCGACTTTAATACTACCTGCACCGTCACCTGCATTAAACCCATCTTCATCAAATGGTTCACTAAAAATTAACTCTGCTGGTGCAGTAGATTTACCTGCGTAAAAAATATGAGACTTATAAGCAGCTATAAATTTAGAACCTGCAACTGAGGATTCACTAATATCTGTAGCTGCTCCTGCTGTATTATATACTGTTGGTGCATTTGTTTCATCTACAACAATAATTTTATCATTGCCATCAAAGTTAAAACGTTCGTAACGATACTTTACAGCATTAATTCTGCCTGTATCTATCTCTGTCCAATTTAAAGATACAATATCTCTAAGTGCATGAGCTGCTGCTGTTGTGCTAGAGGTAGCTCTTGTTACCCCTGTAAGAGTATTACTACTTACACCTGTATAAGTAAAAATTTCATTACTAATTTGGACTGTACCACTAGAAGTAAATCCTGCAGAAGAACTTAATTCAATCTCTCCAGATCCTGTCATAGAAGTAGTAGAAAGTATTTTAGTTGCAAGCTCATTTGATGCAGACATAAATACTTTTTCACCCCTAGCCGCAAATACTTTGTTAGCAAAAGTAGTAACTAAAAGTATTTTTTCGGAAGAGGCTGAAGTCTGAGGTACAATTTGATGTACGTATTTAGAGTGACCGCTTATTCGCCTGTAACCACCCTGAATGTCAGGCTCAAAGTTTTCTAGTTCTAAAGCTTCTCCAGGTTGCATAAGAAAAGTAGAACGATTTAAGACTAAACCACCCTCACAGTTAAATGGTGTTAGCTGTGTTTGGGAGCTATCAGCCATTAAGAGATAACCCCTGACATAAAGTTAGCAGAACCTCTAGGTGTTATAAGCACTGTAGATCTTATATACTCATACTTATTAATAAGTAAGCTCTGCATATTCTTTATGCCTTGCTCAAACCTACCAAAATTTAATTGATACTGTTGCATCTCACCACGATACTGATAAACAAAAGATGTAGCACCATCTACAATAACAGGTGAGAACCTTTCAGGTATACTTGTTACATCTCCATGTGCTGATAAGTTATCAGGAAATGTAAAGTAATCAAACGTTAATGTATATTCTTTATCTGGATAAGGATATAATAAATAATTATTATCTGGTGTTCGTACTATGTTTCTAGGAACACCGCCGGCATCAAACTGAGTTACCGCAGTACCACTACTATGAGCAGCAGCTGTTGTACTAGTTGCGCCTCTTGTACAACCTGTAATATCATTACCTAATATTCCAGTGTATGTAACTTGCTCACTACCAATGTAAACAGTGCCTGTTGCAGTTAGACCTGTAGTGGAAGTTAAAGTTAAAGTTGTAACAGAACTTGAATGTGATCCATTTAAAGTTGTTGCAATAACTTCATCTTCTTCATTGGCGTAATCTCTTTCTATATATTCATTATAATTAAGAGTAGTTAAATTATTACCTGCTACATTAAGATCACTATCTTTTTTAATCCTAGCAGTATTATAATCAACTGATTTGGTGCTTGTAGGTAAAGTGTATCTACATTGACCTGGAACTAGAGTAGAAATATTTGAAGCATGGTTAAAAGAATAACCAAACTCTCTTTGATTAATATATCTTATAGCTTCATTAACAGCATTTTTACACTGTACTTGAACACCTCTAGCATCTGTAAAATTAGCAGAAGTAAGTGTCACTTCATTCATACGAGTGATAACATCATTAGTTAATGAAAGAAATGTAAGTGCCATTATGTTCCCTTAAGATGTAGCAATGGGGCCAGCGTTATGCCAGCCCCAAAGTTTATTGTAGTATTACAGCAAGTCACGCTGGGCTGCAGCAGCCTCAGTATGAGCAGCTGAAACATCTGCAATCACTGCATAGACCCGAAGGCGTCCAGTTGCAGGAGCAGCACCAGCGACAACTACGTCAATGGTATCTGCTGCACCAACACATGCAAGTGATTCTGCTGCAAAAGTAGAAGCTGCACCAGTGTTTACAATATTAGCTTCACCGTTACTACCTTTTACAAGGTATGTACCAGCAGCAGCATCTAAAGCAGCACCGTCAATGATGTCATCTCCACCACCGAAGTCAATATTACAAGTACAAGAACCTGTAAAGGACTTCATGATTTCTGCACCGGCAGCAACTACTACTGATTCAGCTGGGACTTCAAGTAATTGAAAAATGTCCCCATCTGCGCCAGAGTAACCAGCAGTTACCATTGCATCAATATCTAGTATTGCTTCAATGGTTCGTACAGTATTACCAACTACTGTTGGAACAGCAAGAACGTTTGCTCCAACACCAGCGGTATCACTGGAAGTCATGTCATAAGTAGCCATAGTTTATATCTCCCTTAAGCTGCGTTATAACGAGCAGTGACGATAGCTTCAGGCCGAAGTATCTTCCTACCGTATAGGTGCATACCACGAACAATGTCAGCAAAGCTGTCAGGGTCACGATATGTTTCAGTTTTGTTGATCTGCTCCGCAGTTGCTACAGCACTATCATGACCAGCTACGATAACTCCGAAGTTAGTCAATTGGTTAGCTGTACCTGCAGTTCCTGATCCAGTACCTACTGATGGTAGATTAGATGAGGAATATACACGGAAGCCGTGGAAGTTGTTCACAGCAAGACCATTACGTAGTCCACCTGACTCACCGAAATCTGCGTTCATGAAGCGTGAATCTTCATCAGCTAGGATTTCCATAAATACTGGATCAACTACAAGCCAACGACCTTGTGAGTCAACCTGCTGTTGATCAAGCAAACGCTTCATGCGTGAGATAATCATTGCAGGAGAAACAGTAGCAGTTGGAAGTGAAGTTGCACCAGGCATACGAGCAGTCACAGGAATTGAGTGAGTGCCAGCAGATGTAGTAGTTATATTCCCAAAATCTCCCTTGTGGAGCTGCATTGAGGATAGTAACTCATTTGAACCTGCAGTAGAAACTGCTTTAGTACCATTAACAGTTGTGTTAAGTGCACCAGCAACAGCATGATTAGCAGACTGTGCATAGCCAGACATATAGCCAAGAACTTCTTGGTCATGATTGTCAGCTAAACGGTATGCAGCACGATTAGTTGCAAGGTCCATGAAATTTACATGTCCATGAGCTTCTTCAATATCGTCCATCTTAAAAGCAAAATAGTTAGCTTTATCAATGACTAATGAAAAATCGTCATCCTGTAAATCTTGGGCGGTCACGTTCGTACCACGTGCATACTGCGACACAGAAATTTCTGGCTCTTTAATTATCTTTACGGTATCACCTTGTGATGCAATCTCGCCAAAATAATCAGAGTTCGTAATGTCGCCACATACAGTGCTCTTGCGGAATGCAAGCTGTACTTTTTTAGAATAGATTACTGGG